GAGGAGCATTACTCTTAAATCCTTGGACTTGGGGAATAGGAGCAGCAACATATGCAGGAATTAAATTATATAGACATCTACAAAAAGATTCCATACCAGAAGTGCAAAGATTTGGAGATGAAGTTTCTAAAAGTACTCAAAAATCTGTAGGTGCTTTTATGGATTTAGAAGAAAAGGCTACTAAAAGCTTAAATCAATTAAAATGGAGCGGAGCTAATGTTTCTAGTGAAATAAAGAATGATTTGTCAAGTACATTTAATGAAATGACAAATCAGATTACAACCAAAATAAATGAGAATAATGAGAAAGGTAAACAAACACTACAATCAATGTTTGCAAATTCAAAAGCATTCAGTGATAAGGAAAAACAAACCTTAATTTCTAATACAGAACAGGCTTTTAATGGGAAAAGTCAAAAAATAATTGAGGGAAATAATAAAATTCAAAGTATATTAAATAATGCAACTTCAAAAAATAGACAGCTAACTCAACAAGAATATAATGAAATTTTAAGAATTAAATCAGAAATGATGACTTCTGCTGTACAGGTTATGAGTCAAGGCGAAGCAGAGCAGGGTGCTATATTAGAAAGACTTAAAACTAATACTGGTATAATAACAGCACAACAAGCGGCTGATGTAGTACAAAAATCATTGGAACAAAAGGATAAAACTATAGCTTCTGCACAAGAAGAATATAATGAAAGATTAAAAGTAGCAGCTATGCTCAGAGCAGAGGGGGGAGCTGAAAATCAAAGACTTGCCGATATAGTAGTAACAGAAGCACAAAGACAATTGGATGAGTCTACTCAAAAAGCGGAATCTATGCATACACAAGTTGTTGAACACGCAAGGCAACAAGCAGGAGAGCATGTGTCTGAAGTAGATTGGGAAACTGGAAAAGTATTAGATAATTTTGATGCAATGATTAATAAAATACATGAATTTAATGCTTTATCTATAAAAGAAAAAGTAATTAAAATAACAACCTGGGTAAATGATTTCTTTAAAGGCGACGATAAAAATGGTATGGATACTTATAATGGACCAGGTTCTATAGCAGGAGCTGGAAAAGCTCTTGCAACAGGAACAAATAATGCTACTAGTGGTGTACATGAGGTAGCGGAGCGAGGTTTTGAAATATTAGTTGGTAGGCAAACGAGATTATTTAAAGGAGGAGAAAGAGTACTAAATAATAGAGAGTCCAAAAAATTTTTACAATCTGGATTAAATAAAGAAAATAATCAAATAGCAGAAGAGAAGCCAAAGCCACAATTTACAATAGCACAGCCTCAATTTGCTGGAGCTGGTGGGATAAATGTATATGTTGGAGATGTAGGAGTTGAAAATAATTTTGATTCTGATGCAAATGTAGATGAAATAATAGAAGAAACAACAAAAGAAGTAGGAAGAAAAATAAAAGAAGCTTTTAAAAATATAAAGAAGTAATATAAACACCCTCCTAAATATGTTATAATATGACAGAAAAGGAGGGTTTCTATGAAAAAAATTCTAACAATATTTTTAATTTTAGTTTCATCTACTGTATTTATGAGTTGCAGCAGTAAAAGTACAGATACCACTAATAAAAACAAAACAGCAACGCAACAAAAAACAAATAAAAAAGAGGAAATACCAACACAAGAAGAGCTAAAGAAAAAAGCTGTAGAAGTTAATTATATCGAATTAAAAAATAATCCAGAAAAAAATAAGAATAAAAAAGTATATATAAAAGGACATGTAAGTGTTATATTGCAAGATTCTCATTTTACTTTTGAAAATAAAAATGGAGATAATTATGAGACTTATTCTGTAACTAATTTATCTAATATTAAAGAACTGAATGAAAATGATGTTATTAAACTTTATGGTGTATATACTGGAAATGATGATGCAGGATTTCCTTTAATAAAAGCATATATAATTGAAAAAGATAAAACGGAAATTACAAGCAAAGATAAAGTTACTACAGAAGTAAAAGAAGAAGAAAATATACCTAAAGTTGTTACATCTAATTATAAAGCTAAACATGGCGAACTATTAGAGGCTAATAAATTAGGAAAGAAGTTAACTATAAAATTAAAAATATCACCAAGTTATAATAATAAAGCAACAATACATCAAAATGGTTTTAATATAGAAGACTTAATATTAAATCAAGGTGGAGATCAATTTGATGAAATAAATTACTGGGCAGTAGCGAATATGGAAGATGGTTCAGAAAGTAAGGTAATTTCATTTACATTAGATAAAAATTTAATAAATGCTGTAAAGAACAAAAATATAGTTGGAAATCAAATAGTCGAAAAAGCTAATGATGTATGGATATTACCTAGCTTAAAGAACTAAATATATTAAATAAAAAGAATCGCTTAGGCGGTTCTTTTTTATTGAGGTGATAAATTGGATGTATATTTAAGAAATGAAAAAGAAAAAACAACATTCCAATTCCCTGTTAATCCATTAGACAATATAATGATAAATCGTAGCAAAAAGTACGATACCGCTGATATAGTAGATTATGGAGAGGTGGATCTAAGTGATAAAGGTAAAAGAATAAAAGAGTTAAGTTTTTTAACATTATTACCTAAAGAATATGATACTTATTGTAGATATAGAAATATTCCCAAACCTGAGGAAGCTATAGCAAAGCTAGGGAAGTGGATGGAGCAGGAAGAGCCCTTAAGGCTTATAATTACAGATTTTAATTTTAATAATTTAGTAAATATTAGCTCTATAAGTGAAGAAGAAAGAGGAGGAGAAACAGGAGATAAGTATATTACCATTAACTTTAGAACTTATAGGGAATTAAGTATACAAACGTTAGCTCCAGCTAAGACAACATCCACAGTAAAAACGATAGCCTTAAATAATAATAGACCAACTACAAAATCTAATTCTAGAATATATGTAGTTAAGCAAGGAGATTCTCTTTGGAAGATAGCTAAGTGGTGGTATGGGAATAGTTCTAAGTGGCAGGAAATATATAATAAAAATAAATCTATAATAGGTCCAAACCCAAACATTATTAAACCAGGACAAAAGTTGGTGATGTAATGGCTACTATAATACTTAGAAATAAATATAAGTTGGATAACTTAATGGAAGGGATACAACTAAGTGAAGCTATAGATGGTATAGCATATACCGCTAATATTAATTTAGTAGAGACAGAGGAACTTAAGAAACTAGGAATAGCAAAAGGACATTCTATAGAAATATATGATATTGATTTTGAAACTAAGAAGAATAAACAAATCTTTAAGGGTGTTATATGGGATATAGATAAATCTAGAAAATCCAAAAAAATAACACTTACCTGTAAAGAAAGAATAATATATATAGAAGAGTCCGAAGACGAGTATTTATTTGGAGAAGGTACTGCTACACAAAGAATTATAAAATATTGCAGAGACTGGGGAATTCCTACCGCAAGCTTAGTTAATACTAGGGCTAAACTTGCTAAGGCAGTATATAGAAGTGATACTATTTTAGGAATGATGATAAAGGATCTGAAAGAAACTGCTCAAAAGGGTGGAAATCTTTATAAACTTAGAATGTTAGATAAGTTAAATATAATACAGTTAGGTAGTAATAAAACAGTATGGCGATTAGAAACTATAGCAGAGGATATAAATCTTAAAAGTAGTCTAGAAGGAATGATTACACAAGTTAAGATATTAGGTAAGCAGGAGGAAAATAAGAAAACTCCTGTTACTGGTGTATATAAAAAAGATACGAGTAAGTATGGAACAATACAAAAATTAGTGCAAGATGAAAAAATAAAAAGCAGTGCTGAAGGAAGAAAAAGAGCAGATGCTTTATTTAATACTGGAGAAGAAACAGCACATATATCTGGTATAGATATAAACAGTATTAGAGCAGGAGATAAGGTAAGTGTTAATGGACAGATATTATATGTTATAGATGTTACCCACAATCTAGGTAGTACTGGAAGAATGGATTTAACTTTATCTAATTTGGATTATATAAGGAGGAAATTCTATAGTGGAGACAATATTTAATGAAATAGCAAGAGAGATAAAAGGTAATACAAATAGAGCAGTTAATGAAGCAATTTCTTATATAGGATTAGATTTAGCAACTATAACTTCTAGTGGGCTTAAATTAGATAATTTTAAATATGAAATACAAGATTACATGATGTTGGATTATTTAAAAATGAAGAATGAATATAATACAGAAACAGCAGGAGAACATTCACATAGTCATAATTTTAAAACACCTAAAGAATTAAAACCATTAGGTCCAGGAGATAGAGTATTAGTTGCATTGTTAAAAGATGAATTTGTTGTAGTTGGGAGGGTTGTAAATGCCTAATTTATTCCCAGACAACTTAGAAGAAAATAATATAGAAGAATTAGAAGAAACTATTATAGATTTTAAAGGTTCTTATTTATTTGACTTTAAAACAGGAGAGTTTGTTACTAATCCAGATGGAACTATAGCTAAGGCTAATGATTTAGAAGCTTATGTACAATGGTGTTATAAAGCTATGGCCACACCAAGATACAAATTAGCTTATTCAGATTTATATGGTCAGGAGTTTAAAAATATTATTGGTCAAGATATTTCTAAAGATGCAATGGAACTAGAGATAAAGAGAATGACAGAAGAAACTCTTATGGTACATCCAAGGACTAAAGACGTTGATAATTTTATTTTTAAATGGTCTGAAAACAAAGAAGAAGTTTACTATGAGTTTGAAATTATAACTATAGATGAAGAAAAGTTTATGCTGCATAGTGAATTGAAAGTGTGGTGATATGATTGGAAAGGGATTTACTTATTCCAGAGTTTTTACAGGAAGATGCTGATACCATACATGAAAGAATGTTAGAAAAAGCACCGCCTAATGTATCTACCATTGAGGGAGATTTCTATTGGGATAATACAAGACCTACCGCAGAGGAAAAAGCAAGTTTAATGCAAGTTCAATTACAGAATATGTTAAGGTTAGCATTCCCACAAACTAGTTACGGTGTGTGGCTTGAATACTTAGGAGAATGTAAAGGGGTATTTAAAAACCTTCCTACTAAATCTATAGGAGTTATAAAAGTTATAGGAAGAAAAGGTACTAATATATACAAAGATAAATTAATAGGAACTGTAGCAACAGATGATTCTGAATCTGTTGTTTTTAAGTTTACAGAGAATAAAGTTATTGATGAACCAGGAGTGGCTTATGTTAAAGCTGAATGTATTAAGGCAGGTACTATAGGAAATGTACTGAAAAACACAATAACTGTACTTATAGATCGTATTAATGGCATAGAGAGTATTACAAATGAAGAGGAGTTTACAGGTGGAACTGACTTAGAAGATGAAGAACATTATAGGGAACGAGTTTTAGAAGAATATAAAAATGAAGCTACAAGTGGTAATAATGAACATTATAAAAAATGGGCTAAGGAAGTAGATGGTGTTGGTTATGCATATGTAATAGATGAATGGGATGGTCCGGGGACAGTTAAAGTATTAATATTAGATAAAAATAATAAGTCTGCTACCAGGGAACTTATAGATAAAGTGCAAAATTATATATATGAAATAGTCCCAAGAGAAGAAAATAGAGGTGGAAAAGCTCCTATAGGTGCTATTGCAACAATAGATACTCCAATTACTTTAGTTATTAATATAAAAGCTAATTTTAAATTTAAAGAAGATTTTAATCCTGAGATAGTGTTAAATAGTTTAAAAGAAAATTTAAGCAAGTATTTATCGGGAATACCTATAGGAGGAACTATACTTTACACTGCAATTCACACTATAGTTGGATCTATGATTCTTACGGGGGAAGGAATAGAAGATTTTAAAAACTTAACTGTAAATGGGATTACTGAGAATATTAAACTTATAGATCAAGTAGCTGTAATAGGTGAGGTGACTAACATACAATGATAAAGTCCAAAAAAGGAAAAGAAATGATAACATATGTTTCACCTGTTTATGAACAAAGTAAAGTGATACAATCTATTTTTGAGGCTATAGGCTATGAATGGGATACTGCTGAGTTACTTGCAAATGATATATTAAAACAATTCTTTCCACAGACTGCGACGTGGGGATTAATTTATTGGGAAGAAGCAGTAAATGTAGTAAATAATCCAACTGAAGAAATAGATCGTAGAAGAAGAAAAGTAATAGCTAAATTACAGAGTAGATATGCAATTAATCCTAAAAGGATGGCTTTGATCCTTAAGAATTATACTGGAGCAGATATTTTGATAACAGAAGACATAGCTCCTTATACATTTGAAGTTAAATTAACTGGTAGAGAGGGATTCCCTAAAAGTTTAGAAGACTTGTATAAAGAAGTTAAAAAAATTAAACCTTCTCATTTGTCTGTTAAATATAAGCTAATTTCATTGACAGAAAGTAATTTATATATTGGAGCAACTTCTTTTAGTGGAGAAACTATAACTGTATATCCATGGACACCAAACAATATTGAAACTACAGGAAACATAGAAATAGCATTAGCACAGAATGCAGGATTAGAAACTATAATAACATATCCAAAAGAGGAGGGATAAACTTGGCAGAAAAATTCTATACTTTACTTACAGAAATAGGTAAAGCTAAAATAGCTAATAGTGCTGGATTTGGAAGTAAAATTAACTTTGTAAAAATGAAAGTTGGGGATGGTGGAGGATCTTATTACAATCCAAGAGAAGATCAAGAAGATTTAATCAATACAGTATGGGAAGGTAATATAACTCATGTGGCTATAGATGAGAAAAATCCTAATTGGATAAATGTAGAGATGATGATTCCTGCAAATGTTGGCGGCTTTATGATTAGGGAATATGGGGTATTTGATGAAGATAATAATATGTTAGCTATAGCTAAATGTGCAGAAAGCTATAAACCACTTGCTGAAGATGGCAGTACAAAAGAGCTGATAATGAAAATGGTATTAACAGTTTCTAATACAGAAAATATAACTCTTAAGATAGATCCAACTATAATTTTTGCTAAAAAGTCTGAAATTGAAATACTTGAAAATAAAATAAAAAATATTAAAATCCCAGTGACCTCTGTAAACAGTAAAACTGGTGCAATAGAATTAAAAGCAGAAGATATTAAAACTAATTCTGGTGAATCTGTAGAGTTACAATTGGCTAAAATGGCGACGCTAAAAGATAAAAATACAAATGTAAAATATAAATTAGTTGTCATTAATGGAGAGCCATTTTTAGAGGTGGTAGGAGTATGAGTTTACAAATAGGAGATTTAATTCCATTACAAGGTTTAACAAAAGAAGATAAAAAGAAACTTGTGGATATTGTAAATAAAGCAGAAGCTAATCAATCTATTATTAAAACTAATATAATTAATTCTTTAAATAATAAACTAAAAACTGCTCTAAAAACTGATAGTTCTTGGATAGATATACAAAATGCTATTATATCATCAAATTGTGTTAATTATACAAAGGGTATACTTAAAGGTAATGAATATAATTATTCCCTTAATACAGGTTTTAAAGCTAGAGTTATATCTTTAACTAAAGGTGATGATGTTCTTATATGGTGTTATCCAAAAGCCGAATTTGATCATTATAATAATATAGCTATTTGGAGATATGATACTTATGTTTCATTACAACGTAGATATAGTAATCAAGATGCATTACAGCTTGATGGTTATTCATGGGAAGCATGGGAATAGTTAAAGGTAGGTGAAAAATAATGTTAGATAATACAGCAAAAATAAATGAAATAATAACAGCACTTGAAAATATGCAAGGCTTAAATCAAAAGGCAGATTTAAAAAGTGCTTTAATTGCAAAAGGAATAAATGCTTCAGATACAGACGGAGTAGCTAATTTAATTGCTAAATTAAATAGTGCTAATTTAGTATTAAACGGTAAAAGATTTGCAACTGGCAATCGTACTTTAACTAATATGTCTGAAACTGATATATATACCATTACAGGGTTATCTTTTACACCTAGTAAAGTAATAGTAAGCGCTTATTTTGTGTATGTAAGGGGGTATAAATTTGCAAGTTATCAAATGAGTTCCAATACAGATGATTTATATGACCAGTATGGCCGCCCAATTTTTGGGATATATTCATATGGTGGTGAGGGAATACCAGCTGGACTTTCTCGAGACTATAAAAGTAGTAGGATTTTGGACAATGGTTTTAATATAATAATAGGTGATGTTAGTAGTAGTTATGACGGCGTTGTTGAGCTGACATATTGGGCGTTAGAATAATAGGAGGTTTTATAATGTATTTAGGACAAAGAATTATTTTTAATAAATTTACAGGAACAGTTTTAAATGATTGTCTAGAGGAGAGATTTGATTCTGGCTTAACTGATGAAATGGTGGATAACTTACGACCGACGGAAATAGATTATATAGATTTGGAATATGGCAGTAAAATTTTAAAAAATGCAATCATTTATCATGTTGATGTAGAAACTAAAAAAATAATTATAGACAAATATAAAGAACACATAGAAACAGAAGAAGAGAAATTAAAAAATGAACTGCTAAAAACACAAGCTGAAGTGGTTGATTTAAAATATAAAGAAGTATTAAATAATATAAATAAATAGAAGGGATGATAATATGGTACTTTATGATTTATTAAAAAATTTAATTGATAATAATTACTATGAAGAGGAAGATATGAATAATAAACTAAATGTATTCTATACTTTTAACCAGATTGATATGGAACAGTATAGCGAGTTAATGGCTAAAGTTAATCCAGCTGCAAAAGAAGATGCAGGAAAACAAGAATTAAATGTAGAAGATATTACAGAAAAAGTTGTTACTCAATAGATAATTCGCATGTTGAAAGATTATTTTGTAATTACTGGGGGTGAGACTTCTGAAAGGAATTAAGCACATTTTATTAGGAATTGCAATAATTTTAATTGGAGCTTCTTTTATTATAAGTACCGATAGCAGTATGGGTGGATATGGAGAAGTAATTGTTTTGATAATAGGACTAACTCAATGTATACGTGGTGTCAAAATGGACGATTGAGCGTTAGAAAATGGAATAATACTGACTTATGGTTGTAACGGAAGATCAATATAAAGCGACGCAAATTTAATTTTACGTCGCTTTTGATAATCTATGCGTACCAAATATCAATAATAGCTGTAAACAAATATTTAAGCAATATTAAGGATTTTTAGGATTAAATTTTTTTGAAAAAGTGTTGACTCTAACGCCACGTCATAGTGCAATATATATGTAGAGCTTATCTATATTAACAAAAACTCACAGCCGGCGGAGTATTAGATAGTAGTGATAGCCCTAAAATTAAACTTTGAGGTGTAGCAATGAGAACAGTAAAACAAGTTTCGGATTTGACAGGAATAAGTGTGCGTACACTACATTACTATGATGAAATAGGATTATTAAAACCAAGTGAAATAACAGAAGCAGGTTACAGATTTTATGACGATGAAGCTCTTAAAACCCTGCAACAAATTTTATTTTTTAAGGAACTTGATATACCTTTAAAAGATGTTAAAGAGATAATGTCGAGCCCATACTTTGATAAAATGCAAGCACTAAAAAATCAGAAAAAGTTGCTTTTGTTAAAACGCAAAAGATTAGATGGCTTAATAAAGCTTATAAATAAAACATTAAAAGGAGAAAGCACAATGAATTTTAAAGAATTTGATATGAGTGAATATTTTAATGTATTGGAAGAATTTAAAACAGAACACGAGGATAAGGTAATTAGAATTTATGGTAGTGTAGATAAATATAATGAATGTATTGAAAAGTGTAAATCTAAGGAAGATGAAATTGCTAAAATGGCTATGAAGAAATATGGAAGTATTGAAAAATATGCTAAAGCTTTAAAGAAAAATCTTAATAGTGATATATTAACTTTAGCAGAAAAATATGATGTATTTAAAAAAGATTTTTTAGAAGATAAGCATCCTAAATTAAGACAACTATATAAAAAGCTTGTATCTGACTTAAGTAAAGATCCTTCTTCAAAGGAAATTCAACAAATTGCTGAAGAAATAACAAATACAGCTAAAAAAGATTATGAAATTTTCAAGATGGATAATGGAGATGATCATTGGTACTATATGATACAAATGTATTTGGTATATCCTGGATGGATAGAAGTAGTTGATAAGAAATATGGAAATGGTGCATCTAAATTTATTGGAGAAGCTCTAAAAAATTATTTGAGAGATAAGCATCCTAAAGTAGAAGGACTATATGAAAAGCTTACATCTGACTTAAGTAAAGATCCTTTTTCAAAAGAGATTCAACAAATCATTGAAGAAATATCAGATGAAAGTAAAAAAAGTCAAAAATTATACAAAGTGGATGAGGGAGAGAATCATTGGGGTTATATGGCGGAACTCTATTTATCAGATTCTATGTTGCAAGAAGTAACTGATGAGAAATATGGCAATGGTTCATCTAAATTTATTGGAGAAGCTTTAAAATTTTATTCTGAAAATAGTAAGTCATGAATTAGAAACTATCAAAAAGGTATGTTAAGCAGACAATAATAGACTAAATACGCAATATGACATATTATTAAAGAGCACTTATAAAAAGTGCTTTTTTAATTCTCATTATTCTTATTATAGCAACACAATTAAATAAATCATAAAGGCAAAGTAGGGAGCATTAGGTCTTTTTATTTTGCCTATTTCTATGTTATTATTAAGATAAATTGTTAAGTTTACTCATGATGTTGGTTCGATTCCAATACTTCCGCACTATACTTTCTTGACATTATATACAATTCAGCAAATAGCAGAATCAATTGTAGGTGCTTGTATTAGCAATTGCATTGATTTTGTTAAAGGTAATTTAGAAAGGAAGTGGTTAGGCATGAATATTTTATTTATGCTAATAGCTCTATGTGTGGGTTGCCGGAAGTTAGCTTAATGGTAGAGCATGTGATAAAGTAATCATAAGCACATAGAGCTTAAAAGAACTTGTTTAATACAGGTTCTTTTTTCATTATAGATTTGGAGGTGTAATGTGGAATTAAAAGTTTGTGAGGAAAAACATAAAAGGTTAGATGAAAAAATAAATGTACATGATATTAGGATTAATAATCATTCAGAAAGAATTGATAAAATAGAAGTAACATTAGCAGAAAGTAAGGCAGATATTAAAAACTTATGTAAGGATATTAGAAATCTAACAAGCATATTAAAGTGGTTATGTACATTAATGGGAAGCTCTTTAGTGGCTTTCTTTTTTTATGCAATTCAACACAATTTATTTAAATAGAAAGGGTGATTATATGAAATTTTTAGAACAATTTTTACAGATTAAAAAGATAATAGCATTATTAACTACTATAGTATTTTGCATTTTAGCACTAAAAACTAATATATCAAGTACAGAATTTCTTTCTGTATTTACATTAATAATAGGGTTTTACTTTGGACAAAGTTCAGCTAGACAAGCGGTAAAAGAAAGTAAAGAGCAGGAATAAACCTGTTCTTTTTTATTATTAAATTTTAGGAGGAATGTTAAATGGCTACATACGGAATAGATTGTGGACATACAATGTCAGGTGCTGATTATGGAGCAGTAGGAATAAAAGCAGAATCAAATCTAACCAGAGAAGTAGGCGCTAGAGTAATAAGTAAATTAAAGGCTTTAGGCTATACAGTTGTTAAATGTTATAAAGATACTTGTAGCAGTTTAGATGATAGTTTAAGTTATAGAACTAATACAGCTAATAATAACAATGTAGATTTATATGTATCTATTCATTTTAATTGCTATAACGGTAGTGCTTATGGTACTGAAGTATTTACATATGGAGGTAAGGAGATTCCACAGGCAAGACAAGTATTAAACAATATTTGTTCATTAGGATATACAAATAGAGGTTTAAAAGATGGCTCTGGTCTTTATGTATTGAAACATACAAAAGCTAAAGCCATGCTTATAGAATGTTGTTTCTGTGATAATGCAGGAGATATGAATAGATATAATGCTGAAAATATGGCTAATGCTATAGTTAAAGGACTAGTAGGGAAAACTACAAGCAATAGTACCCCAAGCAAACCATCTACAAACAATAATAATAATAATTGGATTAATTTAGATGGAAAAACAGGTACTATATGTACTCCAAGTGGTGTAAATATTAGAGAAAAGAAATCAACTTCTAGCAGAATATTAGGTGCTTTACCTAATGGATCAAAAGTACAATTATACCGTAAAGAAGGAGATTGGATACATATTTATTATCCACCACATGGGGGTTATGTTTATAGTAAATATATAAGATATTAAATTTTAAAGGTACTTCTGTAATGGGAGTACCTTTTTTTATTTTTTGAAGGAATTTATAATAATTTGTAGAATAACATACAAAAGATGAAATGTTTTACATTTTAAATATAAAAAAGAAACTACTGCTGATTGGTCTCAAAGTAGTTTCTAAAAAACAATCGTATTTCACTGCTTATACCTCTATTATACATGGGTGTTCTTTGAAATACAATACTAGAATAGTGGAGGATAATATATGTTTACTGATATACCTTGGAGTTTTAAAGATAAAAATGAGGATTATTTAATTATAGGAAAACTACAAGAATTTTGTAAAGAAAATAAATTGCCTACAAGTTTAGATAAAGTTGAGCTAATTAATTCTATAGTGAATTTTGCTAAGTCTGAGAAAGATAATAGTGAAAAGCTTATGGAGTGGCTTGATAATACCTTAAAAGAAGGAGTAAAAAAAATAATATTGACTAAAGTAGAAAGTATAGGGAATTTAAAGAATAAAAAGATAAAAGAGTGGGAAACACTAATAAAAAGTACGTTTAATATAGAAGTATCATCATATATAATTGATGCGACACATTCAACAAACTTGAAATTATGTGGATATAATTTTTTTGAAGTTAATGGAAATGTAGATATAGTATCTCTAAATTTTACAATTCTATTAAAAGAAAAAAAGAAAAAAGATTTACCAGGTGATACAATCATATATCCGATATTTGTAGACATATACTTAAAAAAAGGATATATGATTGGACGGGGAAAATCTAAAAGTTCACTATTTAAATTTGACGAAGTTGTAGATGAAGAACCAATATGCTATTCAGTTAATTATGAAAAATTAATAAAGGAAGCTTTTGACATAATATACTCTAAATTAAATATTAGGAATGAAAGTATTCCGAGCAATATCCATACATTTAAATCTGCAATCCATTCAATAGTTGATGAATGTACGAAAACTCCAAAGGAGATAGTAGAAAAATTAAATAAAGAAGAAATTTATAGGGAAACTTTTATCAAAGATTTTTTTAAAAGGGAATCAATAAATCATTTAACTAATGAAAACTATTTAGAGGCTTTAGAAGATCTTAAAATATTTATGGAAAAATATATATCTATTAATAGTGAAGATGAAAAAATTTTTACAACAGATAGATATGCTTATCCTATACAAATTTCGGCTACAGATTCAGACTTTAGTTCATTAGAAGAAAGTTCATTAGAAACTACACCGTTACAGTGTACACCTATCTTTTTTGATAATAAAAAGTTAATTCAGAAAGAAAAGAAGTGTGATAATGTTTCATTTATGTTTAAAAGAGAACCAAAAACGTATTTTACAAATAAATTGTTTCCGGTTATTATAGAAGTAAAGAGAGGATATATGCATATTGATTTTAGAAAATATGTATTAGAGGAGGATATTAAAAATGTACTATCCAGAATTATTGGATGTAATTAAAAAAACAGGTGCTAAAGAAGCTATAGAAAAATTAGACAAATATTTAGCATTTTTACCTAATAGATCTGAAAATGTTATAACTCCATCTAATATTGCTATTAAACTAGAACTTGATTATAATGTCGTGGATGTAATTTTAAAATATATATATGAGATTGGACTATTTGAAAAGGTATATATAGTGGTATGCCCAGAATGTGGAAGGGAAATACTTGTAAGTGATCAAAAAAATCTAATGGACAATATTAAACAACAAGATTATTGTATAAAATGCAGGAAGGACATAATAATTGAAGTTGAAGATATATATTGGGGATATAAAATATTAAAACAACCAGAGTTAGATCAAACTGATATTATTAAAGAAACAGAAAAATTATTAGGAAAAACAGAAAAAAGTTATAACACCGAAGAATTAGAAACATTAAAAGAATATAAAGAAAAACCGCATGATTTTTTTTATAACCCCTCTGAAGCAGAGATAAAATCTCTTAAAGAAGTATTTAATAGTTTGGATTTTGATTATAGAAGTTCAACAATAGATCAGGGAGGAGCTTTGGAGGGTTTAGCATTTAAATTATTTAATATTTGTACAGGAATGACTCCGACAACTAAAATTAGAACTAGTACTAACCAAATTGATTGTACTGTTAGAAATGATTATTGCATACCATTGACAATATACAATGAATTAGGATCAATAGTAAAAGTAGAATGTAAAAATGAACCAGATAAAACTCCGGGAAATGGTTACTATCATAAATTATATGGTATAATCCAAACAAGCAAAAATCAAAATGAACAAGCTGTTGGAATTTTATTTTCAAGAAAACAAGCTGCAAAAACATGTAAAGATTTGGCTCGACAATATTTTTTAAAGGATAACATAATAATTATAAATATTTATGATGATGATTTAGATAGAATAATAAATAAGAGAGAAAACTTTTTGAATGTTTTACAAGAAAAAATACAATATGTTAAAAATAATATAATTACACCACCAGAAAAACATAAATTATATCGACAACAATAAGAATATATTTTATAAATTACAAAAGAGCCCTAATAAATAGGGTTCTTTTTATTATGGAATTTTCTATATTGGTGTTATGTTTTGGTAGTACCACTTTTGTATTATTTCATTGAAAAGTTATGTAAAATATATGAATATTTGAGAAAAATTATAAAGGGAAAATTGTATGAATGTAGAAATTATATAATAAGAGTCTGTTAAGTTAAAATGATTTAACAGATAGAATAATATAAAGGGGGATGACTAAATGAAAAAAATTGTAATTGGTCTTTTAACAGCATTGATACTTGGGGTAAATGTATCTAGTGCTTATGCAGCAGAAAGTTGCCCAAGATGTGGTGCTACGGTTGGGCGAGGAGAAAATCATAAATGTTGCGATTATTTAGGTCATGATTTTAAGCCACTTCATGATTTCCATGGCAAACTAGTGTGTATGGCGTGTCGCAATTGTGGTTATACCATACCATATAATAATTGATTTTAATAACTATTACTAGATAAAAGAAAAAAGATTATTTTTTTTATTATTTAGAGGAATTTTTTAACATTTATAGAATGTTAAATATAATGATTCTTAATAAATTAAATATAAACGTTCTTATTTTTAAAAAAGAACCCTAATAAAAGGGTTCTTTTTTGTATGGATTTATATATAGATTGGTATAGTTTTAGGCATTTTTATTATAACCAAATATAATAAATTTAATCATACATAAAGTCGTTACATAAGTTAAGCATTATTAGAAATTTCATTATTTAAAAAGATCCCATTTCATATTCAACAATGGGATCTTTTTATTAACTATTTATTTTTACAATGTTGTTTTTCTATGAGAATCATCTATTGTGTTAACTTTGTTGAACTCATTTAAAAAATCTTCATATAAGTTTTCCCTATGTCTTTGGCTTTGACCTGTTATGATTTCAACTAATTTACAATGGTCTACAGCATTTCTTATGATAGTTCCCATATCTAAATTATCATTTGGTGATTCTAAATAACTAAGTTCACCCATAATTTTTTTACGTTGATTTTCAGGATATTTTGATATAGTATTTTGATAAGCTTCTATTATGGATTTTGGAGCATCAACAGGAGGAAATCCACAAAGAGTTTTTTTGAAATCCTCATAAGAAACTCCATATAAAAAATCAGTTTGCATATAGTCATCAAATATACGTTTTTCAAAAACTGTCATTTCTTTATAATCACATTTTTTTGGCATACCCTCGTCGCCCGTATATTTTGGTACATAATCAGAAAGATATTTTTTAAATTTATTATCTTCAGTTTGATTATTTTGTTCTATGTCATTTTTTTTTGTGGATCCTTTAATGTTTAAATATGGTTGAGAATTGCTAATATTATCTATCATAATTCCACTCCAATCTAATCAAAATTTTGATGCTAATATAAGTTTTATATAGATAAAATTATAAACTATCCTTTAATTTCATAATCGATTTAAGTTACTTTAACTTGATAATAAAAAGAGTACCATTTTATTATCAAAAGTTATTTTTATTTTTACAATATTTTATTTTCTATAAAGTTATCTACTTATTTTTAGTTGGGTGTTCTTTTAAACATAGTTATATATTCAAATATAACATAAACAACATTATATATAGCTTTATGAATAATTAGTTACACTATCTATTTATGTATAGTAAAAATATAGCTAATAGTTATATACCTAATTATCTAAATAGATATATACAAGCTAAAAAAGGAAATTTAGATCTTTTGAAGAATAATTACATATACTGGAATGAGGTGGTATATGTGGTTAAAAATCGGCTTAAAGAAATAAGAATGAGAGAATATCTGATGGATCAAAAGGCATTTGCAGAAATGCTTGGAATTAAAAAAAGCACTTATAACACAATAGAATTAAATAAAGTTCAAGGTAATGCGGAAACATTATTAACTATAGCTAAAGCACTTAATCGAAAGGTAGAGGATATTTGGTACCTAGAAGATTAGGTGCTTTTTTTATATATTTAAATACTAAAAATGGGATTAAAAATAAATTATTAAATTAAATCCTAAAATTAGGAAACTTTTACACAAAAGGTGCATAGGATATATTAAAAGACAACAAAGAATACAGTTTAAACATTGTATACAGTTATATTTCCTAATTGTACTAGAAGATTTAAATGTATAAATACAATGTATACAGGAGGTGACAATGGTGGCAGATAGGTTAAGGGTAGTATTAGAATTTAGAAAAACTGACGTAAAAGAATTACAGCTATATGGCAAATTATTAAAATTTAGCAATCCAGCTGCAGTAGTTAAAGATATTTTAAAAGGCACATTACCAATAAAAATTTTATATGAGGAGGAATTAAAAAAATAATAATACGAAGTGAAGTTGTATGGCTATAAAAATATAGCTTTAAGCCTTTAAAAAGAGATAAAAATGAAGCCTAGCAGAAGGCTAGACTTATCCCATGTCGCTAAAAGTGTGCTACGCTTACTTGTGTTACGCTACACTACACCTCTAGCTTATGCAAACAGATTAGGAAAGTTGTGTATTTAAGGTACATTTATACAAATGTTAATATTTAATTTACAAATTTAAAGAGTTTGAATTAGGTGTGTTGCAATTATCATGCCTGCACCAAACCAAAATAATCCAGACATTATTAAAAACCTTCTTTCAGATTTATTTGTTTATAGTATTTGCTAATAATTAATTTTTATTCAGGAGGGAATATGAAAATTTGTGTTATTTATTCTAACACTAAAGTAGAAGATTTTAAGAACAAACAAAGAGTTAAATATAATTCAAACATGGAATTAGTTGCAAAACATATAAATGCAGATAATAGATTAAAAAAGCAAGCAGTATTTATTCTAGGAAGTCTTTTTTATGTTCAAGATGCAGTTTCTGCAGCAGGGGACTTAGGCAAGATAGATAAAGCAGGAAACACTATATTAGGTATAGTTAGAAAAATAGGCTATTGGATATGTATTGTAGGATGCATAATAGATATAATCAAAAGTTTAATGCAAGGTGATACAAAAAGCATAGCTAAGATAATGATGAAATATGCTTTAGCCTTTGCAGCACTTTATATTTTCCCATGGATGTTAGATTTAATTAAAGGAATTTTTTAAGGAGGAGTATATATGGAATGGATACAAAAATTTATAGAAAGAGGTCAATACAATGCACCACAAAACACTTTTGTGTTTAGAAATAAGTTATTAGATATTTTATCAACTAATGCATACTGGATATGTATGTTTGTAGGGATAGGTGGAATATTAGCATACCTATGCGGTTATAAAAAAGGAGGAAAACTAGCTAAGTTTTCTGTAGTAATTTATTGGGTGGTAGCTGCTTTATGCTCAGTAAAATGAAATCCATGCCTTTAAAAGATTATTTTCAAATACAAAAACCCATTTACAAAATTTTAAAGCTCACACCAGATACAAGTATAAGAAATTATAACAGTTCTAACATAGCTAAGACTATTCAATATATGTGTAAAACCATATCTCAAAGGATTCACAGAGAAGAAAAGAAATTTTTTATAGAAACTTCAGTTAAATGTAGTTATATGATAGATATACAAAAGAATAATGTGGACTTTTATTTTATAGTACCTGAAATATATTTAGGACTTATAAAAGAGAAAATTACAGAAACATGGCCAAAGGCTACTATAGAAGAAGTTACACAAGTAAATCAATTCTCACAGCAAGCTATTAAATATCAACTAAATTATTCTAAAGAAGATGCTCTTTCCTTAAATATAAATAAAAAGTCTAATGAACCTCTAAATTCTATACTTAATGTATTAGATATAATGGAAGAAGGAGATAG